CCCACCAAGCCGTCAGGTGACGCGCCAGCCATCGCAATTGTCGGGTGGTTCACAAACCCCACTTCCTCGACCATGTTGCCGGTGGCGGCTTCATACGCCCCGCGGGCAAAGGGTTCCTGGTCGGTTCCCCATTGCATGGCGCTGTTGGTGAACGATTCCTGGCGTGTGCCGGTGATTTGTTCGACCACCAGTTGGGCCATGTAGTTTTCGCGGCTGGCGCTATAACCCGATTTTGTGCGGGCCATCACGTCGGCCACTTTGGACGCGGTGACTTTACCCAGGCGGGCGGCAAACCATTCGTCGCTACGTTGTTCAATTTCGTCAGACATTTTCATTTCCTTTGGTTGATAAATCTTTTTTGGCACGGGCCACGCGTTCTTTTTTGGCTGCCATCACTTTGGCTTGCAATGCCTGGTTGCCTTGGCAAGCGTCAAACGCATCTTTGTAAACCTTGGCCAATTCGTCGCTGTTGGCGCTGGCCTGTATGGCTGCCAGGTGGTCGGTAATGTCAGGCGTCGGGATTGCTGGCGCTGTTGGGCGCTTGCTGGCCGCGTTGCCGTCGTCATCTTCCGGCGCGATGCCACAGGCTGCCATGAGGCTGTAACGACGCGCATACGTCAACGCGCTGCCGTAACCCTGGGCGTCGTGTTTGGTGGCCGGAACGTGCAGTTGGCCGCAATTGATGATTTCACCGGATTCGTGAATAAACACGGTTTCAACAATCACGCCGTTTTCCGATGGGCTGACGCGTTGCGTCAATGCAATGCCGTTGTTGTTGAGTGCATCCACCACCGCTTCAACACACGCAGCCAGGTCGGCATAACGCGATTTGAAATGCGGGTTGCTGGACGATTTCAGCGCGGGGCCAAATTCTTTTTGTGCTTTGACCAGGGCCGCGGCGACTTTGTTAAATGATTGTTCCATGATTTTCCTTTTAATATTTTGGGGCGCAAGTTACATCCACCACAACGTCGGTTGTGAAGTTGTTGACCTTGCGTTTGCCATAAAGCATCACAGCGCGAAGGCCGCTGGATGTGCATTCAGTCACCGCGGTGATGACTTCGTTGCGCGACATTGGCTGCACCTGTTTGTCCAGGATCAGTTGTTGTTGCGCGTCCAACGTTGTGTTGGGCGGTAGGCTGTTGCAGCCGGTTAAACAAAATGCAGCAACAGCAATCAAACACGCCAACACCAGCCAATTCCAGGCGCGTTGCCAGCGGTTAAGCGTGGCCCTGTACGGGCCTTCAATTTCAAAAGGTAAGCGTTTCATGTTGATCCCCTTAAATGTTTGCAAGTTTTTGTGCGTAGTTAATGGCTGGCGCCAACATCGCGCTGCCGTAGGTGCGAATGCTGCCGACGGGCAATTCCGCGTCGGTGTCCCACAACGTCACGGCGTAACCCGTGCTGATTTTTGTCACCAGGGCGGCAATGCCATATTCGGCATTGACAAACGTTGCGATTTGGTTGGGATTGGTGATGGTGACGGCGTTCATGCTGCCACCCCGCTGGCGTTCAATTCGCCTTCCATAATTGCGAACAAAACACCTTTGGCGCGGTTCAAAGTTAAACGGGCGCCTTCGGTATCGCCAAACGCCATTTGTTCCTGGGCGTCAGACATTAAGCCAGCCACAATCATGTTGGCGCCGCTTAATTTGTAAGTGAGTGAATTGGTGACGGATTCCAAGAAATTTTGGAAGTTGCAGCCATACATTTGTATGTCGCGGTTTGATTGGTTTGCATTCATTTCAATTTCCTTTTTAAAAGACCGTTTCCGGCATGGTTTCAGTATAAGCCCGCTTAACCAAAAAAGTCAACAGAACTTGCAAATATTTTTGCAAATCCTTCGCGGACTGCTATTGCTTCGCGCAATTCTTTTTCGCTGGCGCGTTCGAAATACACGCCACCCAGGTACGTGGCAAAGAAAACTTTGCCAGCCCGATGTACTCTAAAAATTTTCACGTTGTTCCCCTTAAAACATCGCCATGGCCAGCCACAGCAAAACGTAGATCACAGGCGCCACAATCAGCGCCATGACCACAACTTCCCAATCGGTTGGTTCGCGGTTCATGGCGTCCCCCTTATGCCGCCAACCGGCCAACGGCGCCGTAACCGTAACCATCGTCACCCAGGAACCCGACACGGGCCAAGGTGGCGCTTTCGCTGGTGGCCACCAGGCTGATTTCGGAAACCTTGGCCATGATGCGGCGGTTGGTTTCGTAATCCAGCCGGTCGGCGATGTATGCGCTATAAGCGCCGCCACCGGTGATTGTTGGCATTGCGTAACCGTAGTATTCGCAAGCGGCCCGCACATTGTTTTCCAAAAATCCAAGGCTGAAATCACGGTTTACGAAAATGAAGTCAGCGCCGAACCGAACTTCGTTGCCGTCCAGGCTGCCGTAATTCAGACCTTTGTAATCTGTCATTCCGTCGAAATAGGCGCCTTCAAACATACCAGCAACCGCTTTGACTTGTTCGTATGTTGGGCCGTCGGTGTAACGAATGTTGATGCTGGCGCCGCCGGAATAGACGCTAGAACGAACGCTGAATTTCACGCCTGGGAATGATTCTCTGAGTGCCGCACGAATCAATTTTGCGGTTTCAGAGCAAGAGAGGTATTCACGATTTGACATTTTGATTTCCTTTTAAAAGACCCCGTGCAATTTGTTAGGGCATGACTGAATGTTAAGCCAACTAAACCAACATTGCAACAACTATTTGTAAAGCCCCCTTAACTTTGAGGGGATTTGTTGCGCTTGACACACAACGCAAGGCCGCTTAACATCGGAAGATGGACAAAGAAAAAGCAATCAAACTGGCGGGATCAGCCAAGGCGTTAGCCGAACTGTTGGGAATCACCAGGGCGGCCGTCAGCCAATGGGGGAACGATGTTCCACCGGCACGGGTGTGGCAGTTGAAAGCGTTGCGTCCGAAATGGTTTAAGGGCTAGAATTTGTTGGAATCCGGCTAGGGTGGAAGTCATGAGCCACCCGAAAAGCGAGCCTCCCCGCCGCCGTGATTTCCTTTTTTGGGGGGACTGTTTGGAGGAATAATGCACTATTACCAGCATCACATTGGTGACTTTATAAAAGCCACCGCCAGGTTGACCGATGGCCAAGCAATGGCCTATTTGCGGCTGTTGTGGATGTACTACGACACCGAAAAACCCTTGAAGCCTGATACCAAAATCTTGGCTTTCCAAATTGGCGCGACCGTTGACGAAACGGAATTGCTGTTGGAATCCTTTTTTTGGCTGGCCGAAAACGGGTGGCATCACACACGTTGCGACCAGGAAATCGCAGAGTACCGGACATTCCTGGAGAAAAAATCCAATGCCGGTCGGGCATCCGCTGAACGTCGGAAGCACAACAGCGCAACAACTGTTGAACAGGTGTTGAACGATTGTTCAACTGATGTGCAACTAACCACTAACCACAAACCACTAACCATAAAACCAAAGAGAGAGAGCCAGCGCGGGACGCGCCTGGCCCCTGACTTTCAGTTGTCGGTTGAATGGATTGATTTTTGTCGCCAACACCGGCCTGAACTTGATCCGCGGGAAACGTTTGAGGGGTTCCGCGATTACTGGATTGCCCAACCTGGCCAAAAGGGCGTAAAAACCGATTGGACGGCGACCTGGCGCAATTGGGTACGACGGCAGCAGCAAGCCAAAAAAACAGCGTCAGAGGCCCGTTTGACGCAAATGGCAGCCCTTACCCGCGGCCTGGCAACACCAAAACCAGCGCCAGCCCCGTTTTGGGCAAAACCCGAACAAACCGTGGAGGTTTCCGATGTGGAACGCAAGCGACTTTTGTGATGCCGACAGCGGCTTTGATTACGTGTTCAGCAAAATGAACGCCATTTATGGCGCCACGTTTGCCAACCATTGGCGCGATGTTGACCCCAACCTGGTTCGCCAGGTATGGATTGAGGAATGCAGCCGCGGCCTGACGTACCGGCCAAAGATGGATTACGCATTGCAGCACATGAACCCCGACCGGCCACCGTCGGCCCTGGCGTTTAAAAAACTGTTGATGGACGGCCCGCGCATTCCTGACAAGCCCGAAACGCTAATAACCAGGCAGCCAACATTGCACGAAAAAATTGCAACCGAAAAAGCAAAGGTGGAAGCCTTAGCCAAGTTGCGTGAAATAACAGAAAAAATGAGATTTCCAAAATGACGCGGGAACATGGCCACGAACTGTTAAACAAACTTCAGGAGGGGCAAACCTTTGACTTCGACCAAATTACCGCAGCCCTTATCGCAACCGGCGACCTTGCTGGATGGCGAGAAACCCACATGGTCAGATTCCTGGCGACGGGAATGCGAAGCCAGGGATTGGTTGCGCCGGTTCAAGATTCACCAGCGCGAGAAGGGGACGAAGTTAGCCAACCTTTGGTGGCGGCAAACGATAGAGAAAATCGAGAAAATCCGCGGCCCTGGTGCAGCGCATACATTGCGGCAAGATATGAACAAGGTCAAAAATGAGAGCAGCCAGGATCGACGCAAATCATGAACAAGTTGTATTGGCACTACGCACGGCTGGCGCTACGGTTCAATCTTTGGCGGCTGTTGGCCAAGGTGTACCTGATTTGCTGGTGGGATTTCAAGGCAAGACGTTGCTTATGGAAATTAAGGATGGCCGCAAAACGCCTTCGGAACGGCGTTTGACCGACGCCCAACTAAAGTGGCATGGCGCTTGGCGCGGTGGCCCCCTAGCCATTGTGGACAGCCCCGACGCGGCGTTGCGAATGTTGGGGGTGTTGAAGTGATTTACGAATTACACAACGCGCAGCAAGCCAAGGTTTTGATGGATAACATTTGGCCGGAAGTCAAAAATAATTTAATGGCTGGCCACAAAATGCGCCTAGAAATCAAGCGGGCCACCAGGTCAAGCGATCAAAACGATATGTTCCACGCCATCATCCACCAAATATATTTGGCCATGCGCGTGGCCGGATCAACCTGGTCGGCCGACGATTGGAAACGATTGTTGATTGACCAATGGGCGCACGAAACCGACCGCAAGATCGGCAAGGTGTCGCCAAGCCTGGATGGCCAGCGCGTTGTTCAGTTGGGTTGGCAAACACACAAATTCACCATTCCCGACGCCACCGAATTTATTGAATGGCTGTTGGCCTGGTGCGCGGAAAAAGGGATTGAAGCGTGACCGGCTGGCGCAAGAAACAAATCATGCAAGTGCAAAAACACCCCTACATCCGAAGCAAAAAGTTGTTGCGCCTGGTGGCTAACCTGGATTGCCAATTGTGCGGCAGCAGCCATTTTGTCCAGGCAGCGCACACAAATTGGGGCGGTGGCAAGGGCCGCGGCATTAAAGCCGACGACAACCTGACCGCGGCGCTTTGTATGTCATGTCACTACGACATTGACCAAGGCGCCCAATGGACGAAGATGGAACGCCAACAAGCCTGGTGGGTGGCGCACAAAAAAACGGTCGATTGCCTGGTTGACAATGGCCAATGGCCGGTTGACGTGCCAATCCCAAATGATGCAGAATGGGAACGGCTTTTTGAGCCGTTGCCTTAATCGGGGGTTTCGGCCCCCGCTTTTTTCCTTTATCATCGCCACATGGAAAACGACGCATCCGAATTTATCGCCGCATTACTGCATAGCAGCACGGTGACACATTTCATGCACCTATCGACCGATTCCTATTCGGTACATAAGGCGCTGGGAAAATATTACGTCGAAATTATTGATTTGGCAGATGATTTTGCCGAATCCTTCCAAGGCAGATACGAGAAAATTAAAAAGTACCCTGAAGAATTCCACAACGCCAAAGACCCTGTTAAATATTTGGAATCGTTGTTAAAGTTTGTGGACGAAGCCAGGGAAGACTTGCCCCAAGATTCTGAACTTCAGAATATCATTGACGAAATCGTTTCGTTAATTGACAAAACGTTGTATCGTTTGAAATTCCTAAACTGAAAGGAAAAAACCATGAACAAAGATAACGCCGAAATGCAGCCCAAGGGCTATGGTACTAGCGCCAAGGCGCCCGCTGGCGCAACTGCCAGCGACAAAACTGGTGAACGCATGGAACGCGTTGTGAACGGTGTTGCCATGGGCAAAGCCGACGCAACTGGCCCTGACCACAAATTTGACGGTGGCCGCAGCAAGGGCGTTTGCTACACGCACGGTCGCAAGTCGTACCAAAAATAATGGCCATCCCGCTGTCGCAATTGGCAGCGGCGGGGCAACCACAGGCAGCGCCCCAGGGCGCCGAGCCTACCCAGGCCAGCCTGGCTTCGCTTGTCCCGCAGCCTATGCTGCCCCAGGTTCCTAGTCAGTCGGACAACCCGATTGAACAGGCGTATTTCGAACGCCTGTCGAATGATTACACCGGCCTGGCCAACGAATACGCGGCTTTGCCATCAACTGACGGTGGCCGCATACTTAATACGGATGACGCCCGCGAAATGTCGCCGGAATACCGCGCAGACCGTACCAGGTCGGCAGACGTTCACGAACCGTCATCGGCGTTTGTCAAACAGATGTACGCCGAAAAACTTTCCAAACCAACCCCGTCGGGCAAAGACAATACCGTATTGTTCACCGCGGGCGGTACTGGCGCCGGTAAAACGACCGGACTTCAGGAAGCCCAAAAAGTCAGCCAGGGCATCCGTGACGCGGAAATGGTGTACGACACCAACATGAATACGTTTGAATCCGCAGACAAAAAAATCCAACAAGCCTTGAAAGCCGGTCGCAAGATTGGCGTTGTTTATACCTACCGCGACCCCGTAGAAGCCATGGAAGGCGGTGCATTAAAACGCGCCAGCCGCATGGAAGCGGAAATGGGGACTGGTCGCACCGTCCCAATTGACGAACATTTCAAAACCCACATGGGTTCGCGTGAGGTGATGGATCAATTGCAGCAAAAATACGGCGACGACCACCGGTTCCATATGATGGTGATCGACAACAGCCGCGGCCCAGGCAATGCAACCGTGGTAAGCGGGCTTGACAAATTGCCACGCCTGGATCACAATGAAGTGAGAAAAGGATTAAGTGATGCCCTTGAAAAAGCCTACCGAAGCGGCAGTATCAGCCAAGCCATCTATGAAGGGACGCGAGGCAACGCCCGCTGAACATCGTATGAAGCGAATGCACGAAGCCAAAGTGCGTTCGGTTGCTGAAGACATGGCCGCAGCCCTGAACATGGCTGTACGCGCTGGAAAGCCCGTGCGATGAGTGACGTCCGCTGCAAGACCTGTCGATTCTTTGTCACAGGCCAGGTAATGGGCGCTTGCCGCCGTTTTCCTGAAATGCACAACAAACACGAAATGGATTGGTGCGGTGAACATCAAATCAAAATGGTGGCGCTGGCTGTGTACGACATCATGACGGACGAAACTAAGGTGGCCGAAGTGCCAGCCGCCGTTGCCCCCCAACCTAAAAAGCCTGGAAGGAAGCCAAAGAATGCAAATTCGCCCGCTGCATGATCGCGTGTTGGTCAAACCGTTTGTCAGAATACTGTCAGACATTATTTATGTGAACAACACGGAAAAATTCAACGAAGGCGAAATTGTGGCCATTGGCCCTGACGTGTACGACACCAAGGTTGGCGACAAAATCAAATACGGTAACGGCACGTACCTGGATTGGCCGGTGCATCATTTTGATGGCCAGGATTACCAAATCATCCAGGAAGCGGA